TAAGCATATTATCTTTTTCGTCTTCTATGCCTCTTATTTCTTTTTTGATCTGTTCCTCTGTCTTCATATTTCGATCTCCAATAAGTTAAAATGTTTTTCTTCTTTATCCTGATGTAAAAATTTAAAATCATATTCTTTTAATTCTAAACATAAATGCCCGTAATTTTGAAGATAATATTTTAATTCATGATAATAATCTTCATAGGTCATTATTAATTGATTATCATTAAGTTTATTCCCTAGATAATCAATTTGTTTATTTGTTGCATCTGTGATAATTCTACCTATTAAACCGTCTTCTTTTTGTGTAAAAGAAAATAAATTTAGTTTCATATTTAACGACCTCCCCAATTTAATTCTTTTTCGATATAATCAAAATCTATATCTAATTTATTTAAAAAGTCTTTATGTTTTATAATATCATTACGGTTGATCTTATCCTCAACATTAAACATTTTAAATAATTTTGTGTATTTATCTAATAAATCAATGTTCTCATATAGGGGTACACGATCACCACATGTTACAAATTTAATAGGATCAAGGAAATTAACGATCCACTCATTTTTATACAACCTTTCAGTAGTATAATCATAAAAACTTACCCGTTCATTTAATTTAAAGCCAACTTGATCCAATGGAATATATAAATCAGCTTTTAAATAATCTTTTTCAAAATTATATTCCCTTTTTATGCTGATAATAAAAGCTTCTTTACTATTGAGGTTTTTTACTGTTGATCTGGCTAGTCTTACATTTAAACCCGTATCAATAGATTTATATTTGCTGTAATTATCCTTATCGAACCAACCTTGATCGGTTTCGCCTATGATCTCACCGTCGTTTAATAGATATATATTATTTAATCTGTACCATCTATCATTTACACTTACAAATAAATTATTTTCGCACCCTTCCAATTTAACTAGTTTTAAACTCTCCATTTATACCACTACTCCCTAGTGTTTTTATACCTTAAAATTCTACCAATCCGACCCTTAAAAGCTTTTACACTTAAAAAGGTCGGGGTAGGGGGTTATTAAATGGGTAACTATGACAATCTTTTTAATTTAAGTTCCCTCTCGCTTTCTAATATTCCTAGCTCGGCTTTTGTTATAGATATACTTAATTTTAACTTATCGATCTTGGTTACTGTATGAAAGTAATATTTATTATATTGATCTCGTTCTTTTTGGTTCTTAGCGTTCTTAAATAATATTATTGCGTCCTCTTGCAATGTTTCAAGCTCCCCATAGGCTTTTAATTTATATTTTAATCCTATTATTTTATCATTTATTTTTTTGTTTGTGTCTTTTAATATCATTTTTTGATCACCTCTTGGTACATATATGTATTATACTATGTTATATATATAATTTGTGGTTTAAAGCTTTTAAATCGTGCCTTTTTTTTGTGGTCGGGTCGATTAATTTTATAGTGAACTCGACTTAAAATTTATCTGCAACGGGGCAATTTAAGAGCTTTTACAGTCCATTTTTAAGAGCGTTAAATAGGATTTAAACGGTTCTAAGGTCTTATAGGCAGACCTAAATAAACGCTTAAAAACGCTCTAAATCCATTTTTAGCTCCTCAACGGGCTTTAAATCGCTTTTACACCTCCATAATAACCTGAAATTAAATTATCATCATTTAAAACATCTAAAAGAATTTTTTGAAGCCTATCATCTGATATTTTAGGGTCAATAAACTCTAATTTAATAACTGCATGACTCATAAAAGATCGCCCCCTAAATCATAATATAACTTAGTTGCGTAATACTTACGGATCAAATATTCCTTAATCTCGCACAAATCCCGAACATAAAAATATACGATCCACCGATCAATAATCAAATCATATAAACCGATCTTATGCCTTAAAATTTCAGTAGGTTTTTTCAATACGATCCCCCCATTTAAAAGATAATAAAGGATTTATTTATAAATCCCCCATCATATAACCACATTCACAAGCGTCGGCAATTGTAGATCGATTCATATATGATCCAACATCTACATTATGCCAATTATTGATCACCTCCCCATCACTTGAATAAATCACTTGCTTACGGAACCACATAGAAATGATCCGAGCATGAGGGTTTATACTTAAAAGATAATCAAAAAAGACCCCGTTAACATGCCAACAAGCCGATTTAATTTTTTTTCTAGAACCGTCCTTGTTAATCATATCGATTGATCGCCTTGCACCTTTAAGACTTGAATCCTTAACGCCGAGCTTAATATTATAGGTATAACCCGATCCCGATCTTGACTTACATAATCGATCACACGCTTTAAAACCAATATTATTATCAAATACTAAATTGGTTTTTTCTATTGCTTCTAATAAATCACTTTCATTTATATTATAGATTTTTATGTTACCACTCCCCTATATTACTATTGTACTAACTTATATATAAATGTATGTTTTTATTAATAATAAACGATCTCTCAATACATGATAAAAACTGTTGATTGATCATATTATATATAGCTCCCTCAAAATAATATTTAACATAAAATAGAATAGATCGATCAATCACTTCGATCCCTAATAGATCAAACCTTTTTTCTGTTCCCTCATGATTTACTATAAGTTCTTTTAAATCAGTTCCCATAAATTCTTTTAGTTCCTTACCGTATATATGTTTTTCTAAAAACTCCGATCTTTTATGTGTTTCATGTATTTTAATTCTTTTTTCTATTGACATTTTTTTTATCTCCCTACAACTTTTTAATGTTGTACTTTTGTATATTATAGTATGTACTAAGTTATATATAAATCTTTTTATTCATGATTAATCATGATAATTTTATTATATTATATCTGATTCTTAGTATGTACTAACTTATATATATAATGATCGGTGTTATAAGTAACCAACTTATAAGTTATAACCGACCAACTTATAAGTTATAAGTTATAAGTTATAACAACATGATTAATCATGATAAATCGAGGGGATCATTACTGATACTTAGTATGTATTTTAAAGCTTATATACTTTATCGATCATGATTAAACATAATAAATAATGATTAATAGTTATAAATAAAAAAGATCATATATGATACTATTATGTAGTTAATAGCTTATAAATGTATTGGTTCGTTATATAAGGGTTTAGCGATCTAAAAGTAGGACATAAAAAAAATATAGTAATACTAAAAATATATTCAAAAAAAAATAGGGATCGGGGGGAAACAATAACCCCCGATCTTGACAATATAGGAGTTATGTCAATATTATATATCTCCATATTCTTTTAATAATATATCTATAACTATTTTATGGAGCTTATCCTTAATATAATTGGGATAAGATCGATCTGTTGCGTATAACTGTTGAGATATACGATCTAAATAATAAGGGGGTTTTTTAAAATCATATATAGTTATATGATCTGTAAAAAATTGATCAGTAACTACATATAGATCACCCTCAATACTTAGTATATTATATTTATTGTTACTACTAGTATATATAATTTCTTCTTTATTATCCATTAACATTTAGATCACCTTAGATTTAAAATAGTGTTTTTCAATAGTATTAAATATATCTTCTAGAAGATCACCACTTAATGAACATAGATCATGTTTAATAACATCATTATAATAATAACTAGGTTCATTAAATACTTCTTCTAGTATTTCTTTTACATATTCAATAACTGTATATCCATATTCTTTAAAATCATCTTGATCCTTAATATATGGTATATAACATTTTAACCCGTTATATTTAAAATAGTAATTATACCATAGATCAATATTTACTAGATCGATCTTTATTTCTTCTAGTTCCATATAGTTTTTTTCTTCTATATATTCCACTTTTAAACCTATTGGTTTAAGTTTGTTATTTATTTCTTCTATTGTTTGATCATATATTATTTGATCAATTATTTCTATTTCTTCAATCATTCTTTTTTCTTCTATTGTTTTTATCATGTTTTTAACTCCTATTATTATATTGTACTATGTTTTATATATACTTATGTATTCAAAAAAAATATAGATAATATTAGAAATAATCAACTAATATATCCATATTAATAAATGATATTGTTTCATCATTCAAATAAGGGTTTAAATAACTGTTATATGAATATGTTCCATAATCTATTAAACCTTTACTTTGATCAATAACTAGTGTATATTGAGATAATATAAAGAATACTATATCACTAAATGTATTGATATTTGGTAATTGATTGATAATATATTCTTTATCTTCTACAATATAATTAAAAGCTTTATTTAACATATAATTTATATCATCATTATCGATATAATTTATACGATTTGTTTTATACTTTTTATTTAGTATATAATTTAATTCTTTTTTAATATCTAGTTTTGTTTTGTTTTGTTTCATGTTTTAACTCCTTATGTATTCCATAATATATTATATTGTACTATGTTATATATATAGTTATTGATCACTAAAAATACCATAAATAGATCAATACATATATACCAAATAGTACATAAATGATCAAAAAAAATAATAAATGATTTAAATATTTATATAAACCATAATACTATCACTAGGGAATATACTATCATCTTGATAACATAATCTTTCACCAAATAAAGTATATGGTTTATTGTATTCATCATTTATATCTAATTGTATTTCTAATTGAGGATAATTTTCTATATATTCTAATTCATCTTCTTTTATATCTTTGTAGAATTCATCTTTAAAGATATTTATTTCATTCATATTATCTTCTTTAAATTCTTCTACAATTAATTTAACTATGTTTAGATATTTTCTATCATCAATATCGTATAATTCATATATATTTGAGTTATTTAATCCATCTTTTATGAATTCTCTTAAATCATCATCTTTTATATAAGATAATAATTTTGTTTCTAATACATCAGTTATTGATCCATCAATACTTAAAGATATATTTTGAAGATAATTTAAATCTTCAAATACATTAAATACTTCAAGATTAACAAGTTTGTTAAATCCATTTTTAAATTCTTTTTGGATTTGTATTCTATTTTGTATTTGTTTGTTGTTTCTTTGTTTCATGTTTTTAACTCCATAATATATTATATTGTATACTGTATTATATATACTTATGGTTTAAAAAAATAATATAGGTTATTTCATAATACCATAAGAATATAAACCTATAATAGATATTATAATAAGTAAATAGAAATATATTACTTCTTTAGTTACTGAATACATTGTTTCACCTATTTTTAAAAAGATATAATAGGTTTATATCCTATTATATAGACTTAAATAGTATTTACTTAATACTAGTGATATCTGTTCAAATATAGCACTATTAATACCTAGTGTAAAGCTTAAAGATATAAGCTTTTTAAGATATCCATAGTTATTTGTTTTGGTATATTCTATCCATAGTTTATAAAAAGTATTTATTTGTTGTCTAGACTTTATAGGATAGTTTTTTATGTTTCCATTTATATTTATGTTTTCTAATATATGTTTTCCATTTATACTTAAGTTTTGTTTTGTTTTATACATTGTTTCACCTATATTGTATTTACATTATTATATTGTATACTGTCTTATATATAGTTTTGGTATTAAAAAAATATGATATTTAAAAGATATTAAAAACCCGTTGTAAATATTAAGATATTAAAAACCCGTTGTTTTATAAACGATATTAAACTATAATGATTAATCATGATAAATAAAAAAAAATAAAAAAAATATAGGGATTTAATCCCTATAAGAACCCGTTTCTTTAGCACAACTTATACAAAACTCTAAACTTATATTCTTATTTATTTGGTGAGGTACTTTCACTATTTCTTTAACTTCTTTAAAACATCTTTGACATTTCATCTTATTACCTCCAAAGAATTAAGGGATTTAATCCCTTATAGTATTGATTTCTATTGCATAGAAACGATCTGAAAACTTGTTTCTTAAGGCTTTACATTGTTTTATTGCATCATCTAGATCGTCTATTGGGTTTATATTTTCAATTATCTTTATTCCATTTCTTTCTATTCTATAAACTATATTCCATTTATCCATTTATATCAACTCTTATTGGTCTAAAGGCTTTTATATTAGTCTTTATAAATCTATTATGTTTCTTTAAGTATTCTATTCTTTCTTTGTTACTATCATCTATTACTTCTATTAAGGCTTTATATACTCTATCCATTGTATTAACCTCCAAAAAAGATAGTAAAGGATTAATCCTTTACTTCTATGTCTACTAGTCCTAGACTTTCATACCAGTTAAGGCTTGATTTAAGATTTTCAATTGTAACTCTTAAATGTTTATACTCGTTTATTCTTCTTTCACAAGCATATTTCCACTTAGGGTTATATTCATCTATTGGTATACTTAAATCATCTAAGATAGGATATAAGAGTTTTTCAGCTTTTAAAACTTGTTTCCTAGTTTCTTCTATGTGTTGTTTACTTATCATTGTTTCACCTTTTAAAAAGAAATGGATTAAGGTAATAATCCATTTATTGTATGTTCACTCCTTATATCTATTTTGTAGAAGTTAAGAAGTTTGAATACTGTTTCACAAGCTTTTAAACTCCCTAATTCCATTTCTAAGTTTTTCTCAAGATGTGTTAAGTCTTTAAGACTTAAACCTATCTTAACTTTATCAACCTTAGGGATAGTATCTGTTTTAAAAGCCATTTCTTTTAAGTCGTCTATGTAGTCTATTGTTTGTATTTTCATAGTTTTGTAACTCCTATTGTTTTTTAAAACCATATAAACAAGCTTTATTCTATTAGTGGGACATATACACGCATAAGTTGTATATACCCGTTACCACTTGATCCGTTATTTGTTTGTATGTTTCATCTATCAACTCCCACTTAATCCATATTAACCCTTAGATCACCGTTGCTTATAAACCCTTGCATACTTTTTGTTCACTTGTTGGTGTTATTTTGTTCACTTTTTGTGTTATTTTGAGTGATTTTTAGGTATACCTTAATCATCTTCTAAGACTTTTAATCTTAATTCTAAGGCTTATTATCCTTTAGTTACTTTAAGTTATTTAAGGTATACCTTAATCCTTTAATTAAGCTATAAGGGATAGATATATCTCTATTTATTAATCTAAGCCCAAATTAGACGAAAGGAAGCAAAAGGATACCATACAACGGGATATGACTGTCCTTAACCCTACGCAATTCATTTTTGTACTGCGAGTAAACGTTTTCTAATTTTTTAAAAAAAAATATAGAACGAGTTAACGTTCCATTAGTTAGAATTCGCTAACCCTGCTAAAATAGCTATACATATTGCGGCCACTGATGCAATTATAGAAAATGCCACAAGCCACCAAAGTATTCCACCAGCATATATTACAACCTGTTCCACCATCTCACCTCCTTAACACTTTTCATAATCGTTTTATCATCTAACATCGCATCACTATATATCACAAGCTCAGCTTCGCCATCTTTCTCACGAATAATTATTTTATGAAGACGTGTTCCTTTCTCTGGTTTAATTTCCCAACATTGACCCGGAATCCAATAACCCTGATCTTCCTTATCCCCATTACTTTTCCTTATAGTTAGTTTGATTCTATCTTTCATCTTACCACTACCGTTGCATTAATCTCTCTCACTGCATGTCTTGGATTAATTACTATATTTAAACTATTAGGGGTATATTCAATATCAACATTACCTTCTGCTATTGCTTCCCAAACTACAAGAGGAACAGTCTCAACAGATGACATTAAATATTTACGAAGTTGTTCAGGATCAAAATCAATACCACTTGACATTCTTAAACTCCTCCTCGCTCATTCGCCCTTTCGCTTGGTTACAACAATAACAAATTATTTGGATATTATCTTTCGATAAAACTCTTCTATTTGGGTCGATAATATCAACAGTAATAGAGTTACATTTATGGCCGTCATAACTATTGTTAAGAACCAACCCTGATTTACAATACTTACATCCATTTTCAAAACCTTTCCTAATAATATCAGCCAATTCACTCATAGCAATCTCATTACGGAAGCCTCGTTTCATATGGTCTTCCCGTACATTACGAGCCATACGCCAGAAACGAGTTTCTTCCTCTTGCCATTGAGGCTTTCCATTAATTAATATTGGTCTATTAATACTTCTACTTATCATTTAATCACCCATGCATTGGGTTATCATCATCCGGTGGTTTATAGCCTCTACTCCTTTCCATCAACACGATAGTCTCAACCAAATCACTCATAGCCTGTTCTAAATATGTACCATAATCCAAATCTATATCATATGTTTTCTCTAATTGTGCGATTGACCTATCCATAATATCTACAAATCTTTTACTGAACTTCATAGTTATTTCAACCAATTCTTTATCAGGATTTTTTTCTACTGTATACTCTTTTCCTTTTGCTAATCTTGCTGCAAATTCTTCTGCTTCTTCGGGTGTAATTTTATTTCTCTCTTCCATTTTTAGCCCCCTTCATAATCTCTTTTATCTTATCAATCTTTTTCCTATCTTCTGGGTGAAAATACTCATATGCATGTAACCTATAAATTCTACTAAAACGAAATGCGACCAAAGGCAAGTTTAAAATATCATCCTCATTTGTTTCTGGTCTTACCGTAGCACCTAAATATGTCACCGTTGGTAATAATTCAATATACCAAATATGAGTATCTTCATCCCACGAAAAACCAATATTAACATTTTCGTCTAAAGCTGAATCATAAAGGATATCTAGAATCTGATTACCACCATCAAACTTAAAACGATGATTCTCAGAATCCACAATCATCCGTATCTGATCAAAGAACCATCCTATCATAAGTTCAAGAGTATCAGGTTTTTTAGGGATATCAAATGGGCGGTTTCTCTTAAATTTATTCGCTTTCATCTGTGAAAAACATCCCCATCACTTCTCGTAAATCTGCGTTTTCCTTTTTAAGTTTTCGGTTTTCCTTTTTACACGCTTGGAGTTCAGCCATCCTCATCAACGTATCCATCTAATCACCTAAATATTCAGTAATATTTTTTATACAAGTGTTCCTACATTTATCTCGTTTCTCTTTTCTAATCGCTTCTTCCTTCTCATACACATCCATTGCAATACGAAGTTCATGCTCAATTTCATCTAAATGACTACATACCCAGTTCAATGTATCTGTAGAAAATTTATGAAACTGTGCAACATCATAATAATCGTCTTGAAAACCTGCCTGTGCCTTGAATATCCAACTACCAGCTTCAACACGAATTTTTTCATAAGCTGATGGATTATCTATTTTAAAATCGATAGCAAAAAGTCCACGATCTTTTACTATCTGGCATAATCGCTTTTCATATTTCTTAATTATCTTTTTGAACTCTTTATCCATCACACATCAACCCTGCAATATACAATTCAAGCGAATCATACTTTTTGGTCAAAATACACATCTCAATTTCAATCAAATTGTTCAAAGTAACAAATAAATCATCACCAGTCAAACCTGTATCGGCCGCTTTCTCAAAAATTGGGTCAAAAATTTCATTATTAAGCTGATCCATCACCTTATCATAGCGATCAATCACCCACTCCTCATCAATTGTTAATCGGTCTAGGGCTAAATTAATATCCCCATCACAAAACTGGAGGAAAAGACCAATATCCCCCACTTCAACTCGTGGATCAATCTCCAGATCAACGAGAAACTGTATCACTTCTTCTCTTTTACTCATATTTTATCCTCCTAATCAACTAATTCTTCTTCTTCAAACATATCTCTCGGCAAAAACGCCGTATAATAATGGCTACCCGTAATAGTTTCGATGTCAAACTCGTCGTCGCTATTAACTATTGCCACAATATGCTCTTCACTTATCCAAATCTCTTCATCTGTTTCGTCTTTTACCTTTATTAACATTCTAATGTCTCCATTATTTCATTTAATGTATCCATTGCATAAAGAACTTTACTGTGAACTGTCTGAGTAGTTGGAATAAGATTGGGGTCAGCAAACTTATTATCATAAACAATAAAGTTTTTATTTTGATATGTGCTTCTATACATTTTCATATAATATTTTTTCAAAATATTGTTAAAGATTTCTTTATTATTATCATATCTCTCTAAAAATACTTTATGCTTCGCATATTTTAATTCAAATCTAAATTGTGCCGTATATGTTTCGCCAACTAATTCTATCATTATCTATCATCTCCGGGCCATTTACATTTAGGTATGACCTTATGAAGGCCATAATCGTCATAATTTGAAGGATAATCCCACTTATTCGACAGTTCAATCCACGCATCAGGCAATTCTGCCTTCTCAAGTATCCTAATAACCGAACCATCACGCATAACTTCGACAACATCGCCCCGATCTTCTTTTTCAATCTTAATAGGGACTTCAAAAACAGCTTTTCTATCATTTGTCATTAAATATGAGCGATCTTTGCCTCCACGACGGCCGGAAACTTTCAAAATAACGGTTGATATGTCGCCCTCTACCTTAATAGCTCCATCATATGCTGTTGGGTCATAAGGAGCGTTCAAGTTTCGGAAATTTACGATTTTTAACTCATCTTTAACCTTATCAAGCTCATCACGGTTCTTAATAATATAAGTTTCCTCAGTAAACTCGAAAAAGTGCCATAAAAGCTTAATTCGCTCATGCAATGGTCGGCGATTTAGCCAAATATCGTTCCAGCAAAGTATATCACTTGCTATAAATAAACCATCTTCAATAAATCCCTCCAAAACATACGACATGCCGGTAGATAGGAGGTCGGGATGTTCTAAAGTATCTGTAACAGTTTTTCCGACACTATCGTATATTTCGAGGGTATCACTATCTTTGTGAATATGAACCATATTTGTATGATATTTTGTCGCTATAGCCGGGAATCGCATCTTCCCAAGATCAGTAGAAGGAGCAACAGTTCTCAATGGGATACCAATAACGGGTGTAATACCTTCAAGAGGAGCTCGACGACTAGCTAAAGCATAAGCCACACCAGTCGCATCCGGCTGAATATGCCAAGTATCAATACATTCATCAAAATCAATATGTTTCTCTTCGCAAATTACTTTCAAAATTCGTTCACGAGGAGGATGGAAGTTATAAGTTTCAATATAATTAAGAAACATCTTCTCTTCAACCGCCAACTTATCCGCCAAAATATCAATATTCCCGCCAATCAATGCATCATGAACTTCATCACATGTTAGAGTAGGATATTCAGCACCATCACTGAAATCCATTTTAGCTCCAATAGGTTCTAAAGCCATTTTAAAACCAGCAGGACTACGCAGATATTTATAAGCGTCAACAGTACCTTGAACTATAAGAAGTTTCCAAGCTCCCATTAGCGTTGTAAATGAATCAGTATCATAATGCTTATCATCTATCTTACTATCTCTTCTCACCATCTTGTGGTGACTACTCAGTCCATCCCTTATAATATTCTCATCTCCTAATTCTTGTACTGTTGTCTATCACATATAAACCTTTTGGTGCATAAAGTAAAATTATGGTGCATAACATGATGCATAAAGTGAACTTTTGCAGCACAAAATGCATCATAAACCGAAACATTTATATATGAAGACAACCGAAACATTTATATACTACTGTGTAAACCACCCACATATTTAAATAAACCCATACTCGTTTTATAATTATATGCAAGCCGTAAACGAAATCGTTTCAGAACAAGATAGACAACAATTCTTTTACCAATGCCAAGTTGACCCTTGCTTTTTTGTAGAAAGAGCGTTAATGGATGAATACGGAGAACCATACATACTAGAAGAATATCAGCGAGAATTTTTAAGATGCCAAGCGAGGAACAGAGTATTATTTTGGGCTCGTCGTCTTTCAAAGTCTTTAATGATTAAGTTTGAAGTTCTTCACAAAAGTGCATTTAACAAAGCATTTAAATCAATGGTAGTATCTCCATCATGGGAACAGTCAAAAGAATTCGGTGAAGATATACAAGATATAGTAAATTCGACTGATTGGTTAAATAGGATGTTCACAACATTCAGTAAAACCAAATTCAAACTAAAAAATAACAGCCGATTCAATATGGTATCAGCCGGAAACAAAGGTGTATCAAACCTAGGTAAAGGTGTACGATTACTAGCCTTTGATGAAACACAGCAAATACCAGAAGAAGTATTTACATTTTTACGTCCAACCCTCCTAGGACAAAAACGAGGACTTCGTAAATGGATGATTTACGCCGGAACTCCACTAGGAAGAATAGGACAATTTTATGATATTTATACTAAAGGTCGATTCATTATCAAAATGGATGGAATGTACGAAAATGAAGAAGTACCTTTACAAAAAGCAGGAGATTACATTGTTTTTGAACGTCCCACAGCAATATTAAGCGACGATGGGATGGAAATTGTAGGAACAGGTACAAATAGGGTAACAATCGATGAATTAGTACAAGATATGAGCGATTTACCCACAACCGGATTCCTTCGTGAATACGCTCTAAAGTTTTTAGACTCAATTGGAGAAGTATTTTCACAAGCACTGATTAACAGTGTACTAGACCGTAATCGAGAACCCGGTCATGGATACGAATCAAACAAACCAATAATATTTGGACTTGATTTAGGTAAATTCCGTAACGTCTCAGTATTAACAGTTGCAGAAGTTATAGGAAAAAACAAAACAGATATAATAGATGTTGTCGAATTCCCACTCGAAAGAGATTACCACGATATCTGCGACGATGTATTAAGACTAAGAGCACGATATCCTAATTGCTTCGAACTACGTATGGATGAAACCGGAGTAGGAAAAGGAGTAATAGAAATCTATGAAAGAGCCTTTGAAAAAGATTGGCGTGGAGTAGACGTTGTAGGATTCGATTTCAGTGGAACACGAAAGAAAAAAGAATTCGTAGAAGCCGGAGTAGCCATGTTAGAAGGTGGAACCGTAACTATGGGATACAATGTCAAAATGATAAACGAAATGCTCGAATTCCGTCGTGAAATAACCGACAACCTAAACATCGTATACCGAAAACGACAAGGTGGAAGTGACGATTACGTTGATTCATTATTATTAGCTCTATTAGGAGCAAGAGATTACTATGACTTTGACCAACAAGGACATAATGATGTAATCCAAACAACAGCTCAACTAATGAGTTTTGCACGAAATAAATTAAGAAAAGTGAGGATATAATTATGCCAAAAATTGGAAGATTAAATATCAAATGGGGACAACAACAAAAGGAGAAAGAAACTCTAGCCGCTAAAGCAACAGCAGCACCTAAACAGGGTAAAGTAGATATATACTACGCTCCTACCTCGAAAGCATTCTCTACATATAAGAATGTATCCGGAGATACAGCCCTCACCTATGATATTTTGGAAGGACTATACCGAAGAACTATAATGAAGAGGATTATAGATAAACCAGCACAAGATGCAACACGACTAGGATATACCATGCATGTAACAGATATGAATGGAAAACCACACGAAAAAGCCGAAGCAGTCTGTGCAGAAATAACAAAATTAATAAAAAGGCGAACCTTAAAAGGACTTTACCGAGATCAAGGATTATATGGAGATGCATTTCTATATATACAGAAAGGTACAAATCCATCAGGATTAATAGATATTGAACAAATATATCTCGTAAATCCAAGATATATGAACCCAGATGTAGATGCAAACCAACAACTTAAAGGATGGTTATACGCATCATCAGCTAAAGGACAAGTAAACTTAACTCTTGAAGAAATATGCCACATACCACGTAACCCACTAACAGGTCAGTTATATGGTAACTCAAAAATGGAACCTGTATTACAAGTATTAAATCTTATTTTAAATTCAGAAATGAACATGGCAGTAGTATTAGATAAAATTGCTGTACCAATGGTTCATTGGCTAATGGACGCAAAACACGACAAACGAAAAACTCCATTACCAGAAATATTAACTTTTATCAAAAACTTAGGATTACAACAAGTAGGAAACGATATTGTAACCGATTCATCAATAACAACCGAAATTGTAGGTGCAGGAGACAAACTAATCGATTTTTCACCTATGATAGACAAATTACAACAAACATTCTTCGCAACATCAGCAGTTCCGGGTCAAATACTTGGAATGCCCGCAGATAACATGTCAGCAATTACAAGACAGCTACAAACATACTACGAGGACATATTTGATGAACAAGAAAGTACATCAGACTTTTTAATAAACGAAGTATATGAACCAGAACTAATAAAACAAGGAATAACCGATTATAATCTAATTTATGCAAGTTATGCTAAACCAATGATAGAACAAGAATCAAGAATAGCTACATGGGTTGATCTAATGGGCAAAGACGGAATAATATTCAAGAAAGAAGGAAGACAGGCTCTAGGATACAGTGGAGACCCACCAGAACAACCAGAAATTGTTGCAGCCGCACCATTAGGGCAAAACCAACCGGCATTTGATAAAAAACAAAATCAACAAACCCCACCGGGAGTTAAACCGGGTTCAAGTAAAGCAGCCACTAAAACACCAGCAACACAACCTACAACACCAACAACACAACCTAAAACACCAGCAACTAAGAAGTAGATCACAATGAAAAAAGAGATAATATGCCCTGCCTGTAAAGGCAGTGGAATTATCGAAAAAGAACTCCGTAAAAAAGCAGACAAAACCTTAGACGACTGGAGTTTTAAACATGATGGATACAAATATCGTCTTATATTATGTAAAAAATGTAAAGGAGAAGGATTTCTTATATGATCCAAAAAATTTTTCATACAATTTGGGTTGGAGATGTTCCTTTCCCTGAAGAATATAAAAATTATGTTCAAACATGGAAAAAACATCATCCTGACTATGAATTTATGTTTTGGACAGATGAAAATATGCCATTAGATAAATTTAGAAATAAAGAATTGTATTTAGAATTACCGGGATTTTCACAAAAAGCAGATATAGCTCAATATGAATTATTATATATGTTTGGTGGAGTCTATATTGATGCTGATTTTGAATGTTTCAAGAATATAGAATCATTAACAAAAGATTATGATGCTTGGGGTTGTGGAGAAAACAATCGAGTAATTAGTACAGGAATTATGGGATTTCAAAAAGGTCATCCCCTTTTAATAAAGATAATGGACAATTTCCGTTCTCATATTGCAAAATATTCACATGAACCACCAAATGTAACAACTGGCCCTATTTTCTTAACGGAAACCATTGGCCTAAGGGTAATTAAGATGTTCCCAACTGAATATTTTTATCCTTACAGTTTTTATGAATTAGATCGCAAAGGAGAGGAATTTCCAGATGCTTATGGTGCTCATCATTGGGGAGCTATTCAAAAAGGCGGTTGGCTTTACCAATTAGAACAGAAAAAACAACCAGTAAGACCACCAAGAAGAAAACCAAAAACACGGTCAAAAAGACGGGTAACAAGATGACAATTCTAAATGATCATATAGTAAACAGGCGTGAAGTTAAAAGAATTCGAAACAATCTACCAAATAAAATACCAAAAATATTTCATCACGTTTGGCCGGGATTAGACCCTATGCCTGAAATTTTTAAATACTATATTCAAACATGGAAAGACAATCATCCCGATTGGGAATTTATGTTTTGGACACCAAAAAACCTTTTTAAATTACAAAACCAGAAATGGTATGATTTAGAAGAAGTATACGCAGGAAAAAGCGATATTGCACGTTATGAAATTTTGCAAAAATTTGGTGGTATTTATATTGATGTAGATATGGAATGCTATAAACCAATATATGAAATACTAAATGGTGTTGAGTTCTTTGTTACATACGAACAAGACAATTATCTTGTTCCCACTATAATGGGTTGTACTCCAAAACATCCACTTATCAATAAAATTATTCAACATATACCAGAAAGCTACAAAAAGAATCCAAATAGCACTAATATAACTATGAAAACTGGGCCCAAATTTATAAGCAGTTTATTAGACTATGATGACCCCAAATTAACGATTTACCCACGATATTATTTCCAACCAACTCTATATTTCGAAGAAGACAATATGAGTCACGAATATCCAGATAGTTATGGTATTCATCATTTTAATGGGAGAAAAAAGGGTGGATGGTTTTATAATTTAATTAATGAGTGATAAAATGAAAGACATTAGTATTATTTTACCATATAGACCTGACAATGGTTATCATGATAAAAACTTTAAATATGTCTACAAATTATTAAAATCACACTATCCAGATAGTGAAATGATAATAGGAAAAGATGAATGTGGTGGTACTTTATTTAATAGAAGTAATGCGGTTAACAATGGCGTTACAGAATCATCAAATAATATATTAATGCTTTATGATGTAGATGCGATACTTCCTCAAATTAATGTTCAAAGAAGTTTAGCATCGTTAGAAACATATCCAATGATATTCCCTTATGATAAATTTTGGTTATTATCTAAAAGAGTATCTCGTAAAATAATCAATGGAATGAGATATAGTTTCTCTTCTCTTCCTAACGATAGGGGCGTAACACAGCTTGTTAAAGAAGGAAAGATTGGAGCAGCAGTTCAACTTGTTACACGTGATGCGTTTGATAGCGTTGGTGGTTTTAACGAAGATTTTGAAGGTTGGGGTTTTGAAGATGTCTATTTTAATTTTAAAATGATAAAAAAATACCCATTAGGTGAAGGTATATGGGGAAAATGGCTTGATGAAGGTGATATTTTCCATTTATGGCATCCTCCAGCAGTTCCTAATAAAAAAAATATAGAAAAATATAATAAACTTACAGGATTTTCGATCAAATGATATCAATAATCGTTCCATTTCGAGCTAATGATTTAGACAAAGGATACAGAGAATATAATTGTGCATATGTACTAAGACATTTTGAAGAGAACTTTCCCGATGCAGAAATCATAATCGGAGAAGACACAAGTGGAAACGAATACTTCTGCCGCTCACACGCAATCAACGACGGAGTAAAAGGCTCAAGCGGCAACATACTAATCATTTCAGATGCCGATATTATTATTTCACCACAAAATATTAACAAAGCATTAACAAAGATAAAAGATAGCCCTTTTATCATTCCTTTCGGTAAAATTGGTGATTTAAATCGTCAATTTAGTGAAAAGATTGTAAAACGCAATTTTCTTGCTAGAATACAAGAATTAAAGAGAGGTATGACTACCAGCAGAGATATAAGTGAATATAAGATTGCTGGAGGAATACAAATCATAACAAGAAGACTTTTTAATAAAGTTAAAGGTTATGACGAACGATTTAAAGGTTGGGGGTGGGAAGACACCGCCTTTTGCTGGAAAATCAGACGAGAAATAGGAGATTACGATGTTTTAACCTCAGAATGGATATACCATTTATGGCATCCAAGACCCATTCCAAGTTTCGATAATTGTGATCTTGCCACAAAAATAAAAAATGAATGGGGGATAAAAGATGAACGTCATGATAGGTTGTCCCGTGAGTAAAAACAGGGTACTACCATCATACCTAGAAAGCATAAGAGGATTAGATTATCCAAAAGACAAAATTCACTTAGCCTTTTTAATTAATAACTGTACAGATAACACCTATGATATCCTTTATACTTATAGAGAAGAATATCTTTCTGATTATCGAGAAATTAGTTTATGGGATGTAGATGGATTAAAACCCGGATATATAGATGGAGATAGATATAAAAAACGAGATTATGAGGCATTTGCTACAATTCGTAATACATGGTTAACCATGCTATCAGATGAAGACCAATACATATTTTCAGTCGACTCTGATAATTTTGTCGACTCTTATGTCCTGAAACGTTTACTTTCCCATTCGAGAGACATAATTTCACCTTTGATTTATCATAATTTTGGACAATTCAACATTATGAAAGAAACAGGATACCAAAATAAATATGCAAATATAACAGATTTCCCAAGAGAACTTATCCAAGTAGATGCTGTATGTTCAACTGTTTTAATAAACAGAGAGGTGATTGATGCAGGCGTACGCTACGAATTCCATCGGCAAGGCGAAGACCTAGGATTCTGTTCTAATGCCCGTGATTCAGGCTTCGAAATCTGGTGCGATGCGACAATAGAAGTTAAACATGAAATGCTTTTAAATAAGACAGAATTATATAAAGAATGCATACCTAAGTGGGTAAAAAAATGAAAACGATAGGAATTATAGGTATAAGAGGAAATCGTGACCTACAACCTCTTATATGGGAACTGGAAGTATATTGTGAAAAGGTTTTTGTTATAGAAAAATCTCTTAATGAAATTGATTTAGAAAGTGAAAACCCGGATTGGATAATGAGTATCTATTCCGATGAAATCCCTACTACTAGGCTTAGATATATGTTTGATTCATTAATTTTAAATCAATATGTAAATACTTGGGAATCTAAGCTTATATATATGTGGGATGAGGAAACCTATCGTATAGATGGTCTTTGGAGTAATTTTAATGTTCCATTTTTATGGAGATACATAAATGAAGTTAATTATAAATTTGAAGAATATGAGATTGTTCCAAAAAATATTACTGGGTCAATAGAAAATTCTTCAGTTCCATTATTAAATTATCAGTATGCAACTGATTCTAATCGGATTAATGCATATATAAGATTTCAAAAATATAAATCTGAATATAACCAAATAACACGTATGCATTATGATAGCTTAATGGACGATGAAATCAAACTAGAAAGGTGGATCGAATAATGCAAGGTATTACAAGTTACAAACATCTTAATAAACTTCTAGTAAAAATTCTAGAAGAATCAAAAAAGCCCTTAACAGCCCGAGAAATAGATGACCATATATTTAGGAATTACAAGACTAACAAGATTCATATCAATGCAATAGTGATAGCCAAGCGACTACAGTTTCTTCCGAATGTGGAGAAACTAGAGAAACGACGAGGAGTATACGTTTATCAATATTACGAGTAATCGGCATATTTAAATAAACATAACATAAGAAGATGAATTAAGGTTAGTTTTTTAATATAGTTTTCGAAAAAACTCTAAATACACCCAAAAAGGAGGGGTTAAATGGGTTCGAAAAAAGATATGACTACTTTTTCTGTTTACACAAAATTCAATGCAGGTGAGCCACTTCCAGACAATACTGGAATTCCGATAGAAGGTTTCGCTATTCACGATGGTCTTTTTAAAGAGATCGTTGAAATACCAAAAACCGAACTAAAGAACGCAGAGAAGACTATAGCTACTGCACAGTTCCGTAAAAATCACGGACAAGATGTAGAAGATGTCATCGGTAAGGTGATGTTAGCACACATAGGATTTGATGAAATTGCTCAGAAAGATGGAGTGTTTTACCAAGCGTTTATTGATCAAGATGAAAGTAAAATAGCAGGTAAAGTAGCCAAAGGTTTAGTAAATGATGTAAGTATTGGTTTTGATATGACTCCCGAATGTAGTGAATGTGGAGAAGATTTTAGAAGATGCCCTCATTGGTTTGATGAAGCTCACATAATTGCAAGAGATATCGATATACATGAAGTATCTCTAGTAAGTCGTGGTGCCGATGCTGATGCAACTGCAAATATTAAAAGCTTCAAAGCACAATTTGATTACAAACGAGATGAACATAATATAAAAAACAATACAGAAGAAATTAAGAAAGATATAAATGTTATTAAAGGAGGAGAATTTATGGCAGAAGAACAAGATAATGCTATAGACATGGGCGATATAGTTTCCAAGTTAACAGCTAGTCAGAAAGAAGCTATTGAAGCTAAACAACTAGCACAAACTAAAACAGCAGAAGCCGATGGTCTAGCTACAAAGCTTAAAGCTGCTGAAGATGCAAGAGATGCACTCGAATTAGAGAAAACAGAACTTACATCTACAAAAGACGAACTTGAAAAAGACAATACAAGCAAATCAGAAGCTCTAACCGCAAGGGAACTTGCAGATAAAAAAGCTGAAGTAAGTAAAATTGTTGATGATGAAATTTCAAGAAAATTACAAAAAGAAACAAATAAGGATGCTCGTATTGAAGAGTTAATGGGTACAGATCAGGTAGGACTTGATCAGATTAAAGACTTAGTATCTAAATTCGACATACCTACAAGCAGCCCGGCAAAAGTTCCAATGACAGAAGGGTTTGAAAAATACCTCGACCAGTCTGGAGAACTAGATATAACTAATAAAGAAGTGAAACAAAGATATACCCACGATATATTCCGTTACGACAGAGTATTCGACCAAGAACCGGAAAAAGCAATTCCCGGACGAAGTTATATGGGATTCTATTCACACTTACAAAACAGAATGAATATGAGAGGGTGATTTTAAATGCCAACAGAAGTACAACCCGGTGTAGCACTTATATATGTTGCAGGAGAACACATCGCAGATGTGGAAGGTAAAGTTGTTGTCTATGGTGCTGAGGAACAAGAAGTAGTCCTTGGTCAAGATGGCGACACAAAATTTGCTGGTATTGTAATATCAGTAACCGGTGCACGAAGTGAATCTACCGCTATAGGAGTTATCGCAGCTAACTTAGGAGACAATATGGGAGTCGTAAACGACGGTGTTGTTGAAGTAGTAGCTGATGGTGCTGTATTATTCGGAGACGCTTTAGCTATAGGTACAGATGGTAAAGTGAAAGCTTTAACAGAAGTAGACCACATAGCAACTGCCGGAGATATCATGTTAATGATAGGAAGAGCACAAGAAGACGCAGAAGACGGGGACATATTTAAAGCTCTAGTCTTTGCGAGGAAATAAGGGGTGTTAAAATGGATGATTTAAGAGTATTCGCCGATGGTGGATTCACAACTGCTGATATCCGATGGGAAATCTTCCTTGAAAGGACTATCATGAGATATATTGAATCTAACACAGTAATGAGAAATTTCTGTTTCCTATACCCAATGATGCCCAACACATTCACAGCACGTATACCAAGAAACTACGCAACTGGAATGGCTGTTGAACTAGCAGAAGGGGTAGAAGTACCAGTCGTAAGACAGGTAACTGACAGTTTCGACTTATCCGTAATTAAATACGGTACAGGAGCTGAAATGACCGATGAAGCCAAAGAAACAGATTGGCTTGGAATATTAGGTCAAGATCAAATAACAGAATCTGCAAAGAGGATGTTAAGAAAAGAAAACGTTGATATACTTGCAGTATTATTAGCAGGTGCTGGTCACTCAGGAAACTCAGGAACCACAAACGTATTAAAATATGAAGATATTGTGCTTGCACAAACTCATATGATTAATGCTTTACGTGATCCCGATGTAGTGATAGTAAACGCTGACCAATACGCAGATTTAAGAATTGACGAAAGATTTACTAATGCTGCTGCTTCAGGAAGCACAGACACCCTACGAAGAGGAGTAGTTGGAGACGTTGCAGGATTAACACTAGTTGTTCTTCACGAAATGCCTTCAGGTACAGCAATTATGATGGACTCAGGAGAGAACCCATTATGGTTTGTCCAAAGACAGGGAATGAAAATCGGACGTTATAGGAATGAGAGAAGACAGCTTGATGGATTTGTAGTAACAGCATGGGCAAAACCAGCAATGGTTAAACCTGACTGTGTATACAAGATATTAAATTGTTAGATAAAATTATAATTTTTTAATATTTAATTAGGAGATATTGACATGGCAAAAAAAAGTTCTTCAAAAGCACAAGCAAAAGTAGAAGAAAAGAAGGTAGAACAGACAACAGCGAAAGCAGAACCTAAATTCTACAAAATTAGATTCGAAACTGAAAGCGGACTGCCTTATTCATTTAAGGATCATGGATTGGAATATTCGAAAAACATTAAAGGAGATATAGTTACACATACTATGCTTCAAGAAACACCTTTCGAAATTAAAAATGGTCAAACATTGGAAATAGATGAAGACACATACAACTATCTTAAAGATAAAGGAGCCATATTATCACCCGTTGAAAAAGACGCTAGAGATAGGTTAAAAAGAAAGAAAATGAGAAAAAGGTCAGTTAGAGCTGAACCTAAAAAAGATGTTCAAACTTGGGATGCAAAAACCAAGAATGCAGTTTTCAACGATTTACCTTATGACGTGGTGGAATAGATGGCTTTAGATGATTTTATCGATTTAGATTTTGTACACAATGCTTTAGGGCTATCAGATGAAACCAAATTTGATGAAATCATTGCCAACGTTCTACTACCCTATACCTATATGACATTCAGTCAATTAGGTATAACAGAAACTGATTTAACTAATTACACAGAACAGCAAATAGCTAATATTCAAATGGTAGTAGCTGTGAACCTTGGTTGTTTTCTAGTTAAAACAGACCCCGAATTCGGACAAAAATATAATGTCTGGAAAGTTGGGAATGTAAGTAAAGGATATTTAAGAAGAATTAAAACTGATGTTGACACATGGTGTGATTACTATAGTGAACTCTTAATATATGTAGATAACGATTTAGGAATCACTCGTAGTGGAACTGCAAAAAGACCGGGGTTATACGATGACTATCCAATCCCTTATTAAAGAATTAGTATATCCGGGAGAGCAATATATATTGCAACATCGAGGAACTATACAACCCGCTCTGGGTCAATTACCTCAAGAAGATGCTCTTGGAAGTGTTAAACATGAATGGATAGATGTTAAAGAATTAATCGGAGTAATACAACGTGGTTCTCATGATCCTCAAATAACCCGAGGACAAGAAGAACGAGCTGATTACTATGGATTTTTCGAACCAAATTTCGAAATTCCTGACGATGAACTATTTGAATATCGTATAAAACATATCTTTCCAGCAATGGAAAAAGGTAATCTTCCATTCATTCGTTATTTTAGATTTCAATCAATAGATAGGAATCTAAGACTAAATAACCAAATGAATCATTATGAAATGACATTAGAACTTACTAAGCAAAATACTGTGATGTAATATGGCGATACCACCACTACTAGAATATTCGATTATACCGGGCCCAAGTTATTATGAAGGGATGTCTCTACTAGGAAATATACCTCGTGTTACCAATGAGGTTTCTCGAGAAGAGTTAACCAAATTTGGTAGGGAAGTAATGCGAATTGCAAGAGCCGATCTCGGCAGAAGAGGCGGGACTGGAAACCTAGCATCAACTCTTAGGATGAGATGGGAAGGTGAAAAAATGGTTATCGAAGCTGGTGGAATGATGGGAGTAGCTACTACAGGAGATCGAACAGACAACAGAGAGGTTGACTATGCTGCTTGGGTAGAACTCGGGCACAAAAGTCGATCAGGAAGTTGGGTTTCTCCACATCCATTCTTAAGGCCAGCTATACAATTAGCTTTATCTGGTGAAGGAGAAAATGGTGGTGTACCTGAAGGAGATAAAATCCTCAATGAAATATTATACACAGCAAGAGCCAAAGCCGCTGTAACTGCTCCAGCAGCAGTAGCAGAATCTGCACTAGGACTTGGAGGTCTCTTAGCTATGGGTGCAGTCGCTATGACAGCATTCTCAGCAATCTATGCAGGATCAGGTGATGGAGGAATGTTTGGAAATGATTGATTTGGAAGTAATGCAAAACGAAAGGGTCGCAAGAACTTTTCGTGAAATGTGCGGTGATTTTTTTCCAGCCCAAACTGATGAAACTAAACGTTTTGTATTATCAGTACCAAATGGTTCAAGTTCAAATATAAAAGTACCCGTGTTTATAAGAAGAGATATAAAAGCTCAGTACCCTGAAATAAGAATTAGCCCTTTTGTTTCAACACCTGAAATTCTACATGTACAGAAATGGACAAGAAGTCCCGGTGTAGCACCGATGGAAGTACCAGATGTAATGTATCGAAGAACTAGAGTAGACGCAAGAGTAGTAAGATCAACATTTCAAGTTGATATATTCGCACTTGATGAAGTTGATATATATCGGATAAGAGAAGCATTAAGACGAAGAATACACCAATTTAAATATGTTGAATCAGCTCCATTTGTCGAAACCCAAGGATGGGAAGAAATATTAGATATACATGGAAATTCAACAGGTGCATATCTTAATAATGATTACAACCCAGATATGTTAGACCTCATAAAAGCCTATGAGAATGGCGAAAAATTAGTAAAAACAGAAGATGTTGAAAATACAATTGGCTCATGGAATTTAACCGATGAAGGATTACATGTTCATCCATATGAAGATATAAACAAAATCGAATATTGGGAAATAACCAATGGTGGAAAAGTT